TGGGAAGTGAAGGAACTGCAATTAATATTGTCGTTGAAATTAGAATTTGGGCAAGAAATGTTAAAGAAAGAGATGAGTTATTTGGAGCTATTTATGATTATTTAAGAACAAATCAATTAGATTCTGGCACTGGTTTAGTTGCTTCAAATCTTACCGATTTTACATTAGTATCAGCAGTTAATATTTCCGAAGAGAAAGTTCAATCCAAAGTAATGGAGGTTAAATTTTTGTTCATATGTTCATAAAATTAAATAGGAGGCTAAAATGACAGAATTAAAAAATAGAAGATGTATAGTTTGCAATTGGCTTAATAAAGAAGTGCCAGTGAACTTTATATGTAAGAATTGTAGTAAAGAAAATGCTGATAAAATCGAATCAAAAAAACAGAATGTTCCTTTAAGAACTGATGTTGTTGATTCGCTTAAATCAAAATTAATTAAATAAACGGAGGTATAAAAATAAATGGCTTTTAAGTATTTAGGAGATAGTAACCAGCTGAGTTTTCAGTTTGAAAGTGGAACATATGGTACTGCTAGTGGAGCAAGACAATGGATTGGATTAGTTCAAGACCATACACCAAGTGAAGGTGTAGGTGCAACGGCAATTCGTTATCAAGGAGGATATACTAGAAATGTTGGATTATTTACAGATGGAGAATTAGAATATACTGGAGCATTCACATTTTATCCGCAAGATTGGAAATTTTTAGGTTTTGCAATGGGAAGTGTTGATTCAACAGGAACAGGAAGTGTTTTAATAAGAGAAACAAATAGTGATGATAGAAATTATGCACTTAGTTCACAAAGTCTGAGTAGTTTTACATTAGAAGATGCTAAAAAAACACCAAATGTAGGAAGTAACTTTATTAGAAATTTTAAAGGTTGTATGGTGGATACATTTAATCTAACTTTAGCAGAAGGTGAAATTGCAGCAGTAGAACTTGGGTATAAGGCACAAAGTGTTGATTTTGGTTCAGGAGCAGTAACAACTGTTACAGCAAGAGAAACAAAACCATATATGTGGAGTGATGTATCGGTTCATTTGCCATCAGGAACACCGCTTACAAATTGTACTGAATTTAGTTTCAGTTTAAATAATAATTTGGAAAGTAGATATCCTTTAAATGGAAATAGAACTGTAGAAGAATTAATCCCTTTAAATAGAGATTATGAAGTAAGCGCTACATTTTTAATGGACACAGCAAACGCAAAAGCTTTATATGACCAGTATTACATTGGAGGAAGTTCTTTCAATAGTTTAGTTGATATGAAAGCAGGGGCTGGAAGTGCAGCAATCTTGATGAGTGGATGTAGAATTACAGATATGGAAGTTCCAAGTCCAGTTGAAGGAATAAACGAACAGACTTGTACAATTGTACCAACATCAGCATATGTAAATATATATGACGCAATAGGTAGTTATACATTTGCATAAATTTTTTTTAAGTTTTTCTCAATTTATTTTCTTGAGAACGTAGTAGATAAAAAATATAAGGAGGAAACAAAATGAAAGAAATAACAATTAGTGGGAAAACATACAAAGTAATAGAATTGAAATATGTTGATAGTGTGAGATTTCAAGATATGAGTAAAGCAGATATGGCAAAAGAAATGCTTAAATGCTCAGTAGGTCTTACAGAAGAAGAAGTCAATGAATTATCTTTTAAAGATGGTGTTGAATTACAAAAAACTATTAATGAAGTTAATGGTTTAGATTTTCCGGACCCAGCTATAAAAACGAGCTAAGTATATGCAAGTTTTATGGTTGGACGTTAGAAGATATAAAGAAGTTGACATTAAATGAATATAATTCATCAGTTAGATGGATGAATAGATATATTCGTGAGAGAAATAAACAAATGAAGAAAAAGAAATAATGGTATTAGGAGGATTAACCGCAGGATTAGCAGGAGGGGCAGGAATAAGCATTGTGATAAATGCAGTAGATAAGTTTAGTAAAACCTTTGCTCTTGCAAATAAATCACTGCTTGCTATTGGGGCTGGAATAACAGCAATTGGAGTAGCTGGCGCTGTTGGAATAGCTGCAGTTACAAAAGTAGCAATAGATTTTGAAAGTGCTTTTGCAGGAGTAAGAAAAACAGTAGAATTATCAGAAGCGGGATTTGCTGAATTAAATAAAAGGTTTAAAGATTTATCAAGAGAAGTTCCAGTTACATTTGTAGAGTTATCTCGTATTGGAGAATTAGCAGGACAATTAGGAGTATCTGGAGTTGATAATTTAGAAAAGTTTACTAAGACTATAGCAGATATAACTGCTACAACAAATTTAACTGCTGAAGCAGCAGCAACTGATTTTGCTAGAATAGCAAATGTAATGCAAGAACCACTAAAAAATATAGATAGAATGGGAGCAGCAGTGGTTGATTTAGGTAATAATTTTGCCACTACAGAAGCAGAAATAGTTACATTTGCTCAAAGAATATCTGGAGCTGGAAAGATTGTTGGACTTACTACATCAGATGTATTTGCAATTGGTACAGCATTAAGTTCAGTTGGAGTACAAGCAGAGGCAGGAGGAAGTGCTGTTCAAAGAGGATTATTAGAAATTAATAAAGCTGTTATTACAGGAGGTGATGAATTAGAAATATTTGCAACTACAGCAGGATTAACTGTTGATGAATTTTCTTCTATGTGGAAAGAAGATGCTGCCGGAGCATTTGAACAATTTATTTTAGGATTAGGAAAACAAGGAGACCAGGCACAGATTATATTAGATAAAGTCGGATTAGGAGGAATAAGAACAGCAAGGTCATTTTTATCTTTATCAAATGCAGGAGATTTAATTACTGAAGCATTAGAAACAGGAAATAAAGCATGGGATGAAAATACAGCTTTAACAGAAGAAGCAAATAAACGATATGAAACAACTGCATCTAAGATGCTTATATTTAAAAATAAATTATTATCTATTGCGGACACTATGGGTCAAGTATTTCTCCCTATATTAGTTAAAATATTAGATAAATTAGGAATCTTTTTAGGTTTTTTAGAAAAACATCCCACATTAACTAAATTTGCTGTTGTTACAGTAGCAATAGCATCGGCATTAGCATTAGTTATTGGGCCATTATTAATGATAATTGCAATGTTACCACTATTAATTGCAGGATGGACAACATTAACTACAGTTGTTTTACCAATAATAGGAACTATTTTATTAGTAGCATTAGCTATAGGAGCAGTAATTGCGGCGGTAGTAGCAGTTATTAAAATATTTAAAGATTGGGATAAAATAACTGATAGTACTAAAAAGAAATTATGGTTATTCGCTCCAATTATAATGGTTATGGTAAAAGCATTACAAGTGTTAAAATGGATTATAGATAAAGTAATAAGTGGCATGGAAAAATTAGGAATACTTAAAAACAAAGGAAATAAAGCAAGTGTTAGTAATGCTAGTGAACAAGCTAATGAATCAGGAATAATGAATTTAAATTCTAAATCTACTACACCCACAGTAGTAAATATTTCAAATATAAATGGTTTATCTGGAAGAGATATAGCCAACTCATTACAAGATGAATTAAAAAATATGATTGTTATCAATTAAGATGGTAGTTTATACAAAGTTAAAGATAGCAGATGTTGAATATACAACAAAATCTATAAATTTACAAAAAACTGTTAGTGAATATAATTCAACATCAAATATAGCTATAGTATTAAATAATTATACTGGAAAGTATGCTAATACATTTTCTTTAAATGATACAATTGATTTATATGCTGACATTGATGGTCCAACTTCTACCCCAATAGCACAATATAAAATGAATGATAATTTAGCAACAACTAATGTTATTGATAATGTAACCGGTATGAATGGAGTTGCACAACAAAATACTGAAGATATAAGTAAATCAGGAAAAATAAACACTTCATTAGATTTTAATGGAAGTACAGATAATATAGTTGTGCCTGACAATAATAATTTAGATTTTTCATCTGGAGATTTTTCTTTTACTACATGGGTTTATGTAACCGGTGCATTAGATGGAGTAGCCGCTACTAATTATGAAATTTTAACTAAAGAATCTTTTAATGCTAGTGGATATTTATTTAGAATAGAAGATGGGGATGCTGCTTCAGCTGGTAAGATAGGATTTAGAACAAGTCAAAGTGGTGCTTATACAGCAATAAGGACTAATAATAAAGTTATAACTGTGCCAAATCAATGGTATCATGTTATGTTTGTAAAAGAAGGAAGTGTTGGTAACATTTATGTTGATGGAACAAGAGTAGCGGATAATAATGTTTCTATGACTTCTCCAGTAAATAATACATTGTCTTTTGATATTGGAGGAAATAGTCAAAAATTTAAAGGAAGATTAGATGATTTTAGAATTTATAATAAAGCATTAACAGAAAAAGAAAGAACTGCAATTTATAATTCAGGAACTGGAACTGAAAAATATTTAGGAGATAATGATACTAAAATATTTAAAGGTAAAATAGAAGCTATAGATTTTTCAGGTGCAGAAATTGCAGAAAGCATGACTATAAGAGGAAGAGATGATGGTATGATTTTACAAAATAGATTAGTAAAACCAAGAATATTTAAAGACGAAGAAGTTAGTGATATAGTAAAAGCAGTTATACAACAAAATACTTCAGGAATAACAACAAATAATGTTAATATTACAAGTGTTACTTTAGAAAAAATAACATTTGATAATACTCCTGTTTTTGACGTTTTAAAAGAATTATCAGATACATGTGGATATTATTTTTATGTTGATGAAGATGATGATTTACATTTTGAAGCAAGGGAAATAACATCTTCAGGATTAACTTTTGATAATAATAATGTTTTATTTAGTGCTTTTAAAAAGGATGATAAAGATGTATATAATAGAGTAGAAGTAAGAGGTGGTAGAATAATGACAGGGCAAGAAGATATATTTACATCAGTAGGAGGAAGTGTATATTACCTATCTTATAAACCTCATAACTTAAATGTTTATTTAAGTGGTGCTGCAAATACTTTATATCAACCTGGAGGAGTATGGAATATTAATGACCCAGCGCATGACAATGTTAAATATTTAATAGATTTTCAGATTGGTAGATTTGTTCTTGCTTCTGGAATTACAGCTGGAGATAATATAGCCCCTGTTGGAAGTGTTTTATTGGCACGATATGAAAAAAATGCTCCAATTATATCTATTAAGTCTGATAGTACTAGTCAAGTTACTTTTGGAATGAGAGAAAAAATAATCCAAGATAGTAGAATTAAAGATACAGATGAAGCTGCAATTAGAGCAAATGCTTATTTAACTGAACATACTGATGCTGTAATAGAAGGAGAACTTTTAGTACGAGGAGTGATAAATGTTACTCCAGGTAATACAGCAATTGTTAATATACCTGTACAAGGAATGAATAATAAAACATATAAAATATTAAGCGCAGAATATAATTTTACTAAAAATAATAATCTTACAAACAGAGTATTATCTGTAATTATGAATAAACGACAACCAAATTTTACAGATACAATGAAAGAAGCATTATTGAAAATTAAACGAGCTGAGATGCCAACACAAGATGAAGGTATAGTTACTGTTCAAACTAATACAGGAAGTATTGGTGTTTCCGGAACATACTATGCAATTCAAACAAGTATTGGGTCTTCTTTTTATTTTAATGTTCCTGGTCACGATATATTAAATAGTCCCAAATCTCTTTTAGGAGATATGAGGACAGGGAGCATAACGCTCTCAGGAGGATTTTAAATGGGAATAACAACAATTGGACTTAATGTAGTCGCAGCAAATATGACTGGAAGTAGTTTAGTTACTCATTGCGCTATAGGTTCAGGAGCAACAGCTTATGTTTCTGGAAATACAGTTCTTGTAAATGAGGTTGAACGAAACGCTTATACTTCAGCTGATTTAACATCTGCAAAAGAAATAACATTTATAACAGATTGGAGTGCAGTGGAAGTTAGTGGATTAGTTATAAAAGAACATGGTATGATGACTGCTGGTTCAGCTATGCCTAATAGAGAAGTATATACTGGCAGTTTAGTATTTGATGGTGAATCAGAGTTACAAATTCAACAAACGTTTGGATTTTATATATAAATTATATAATATAATAAATTAAATTTAAAAATATGGAAATAGATAAATAAATATGGCACAACTATATAGTCAATATACTTCTGGTGTTCAATTCACTGCAGGAGCAGTAGCAGGTAGTATTTTAGGAACTAGTGGATTAAATCCAATTGTTGATAGATTAAATAGCATTTCTTCTAATAATAATTTAATTACAGGAAGTATGATAAGTGGAACATCAATTTCTCTTATCGGGAGTAATGCAAATTTATTAGGTATAAGTGGAACAAATTTAGTAATACATGCTTCTGGTAATTCAACATTTACAAAAACGTCTTATTGGAGTTGTACTGGCTATAACTTTATAGCTAATATTCCAGATGTTGCAGATGTAACTTATGGAAATAAAGCTGTTACTGTATCTGCAGGTACTGTTTCTTTTGGAGCAGATGTAAAATTACCACATGGTGCAATAATAACCGCAGCAGTAGTATATGGTTCTGATGCTGCAGATACGTGGTATATGACACAAGGAGCAAATAGTAGTGTATCTGCATCTACAATTGCAGGAGTAACAAATATTAATACTGAAGTTACAGGAATGACTACTACAGTTGATAATAATTCTAATGGATATTCTCTTATAGTTTCTAATGTTGCTAGTACTGATAGTGTTAATGGAGCAAGAATAACTTACACAACAAAATATAATTAAAAAAATCACAACATAATGGCAAAAAATAAAACAGGAAATGACTGGAAAAAAACTGGAAAGAAATTTTTAGTGGACGCAGTTATAGTTATTTTAACTGGTTTAGTGATAGTTTGGCAAGGAGATTTGAAGTATGTTGCTTTAGTTCCTTTTGTTAAAGGTGGATTAGACTATTTGAAACACAGAAAATAAAAATATTTTTGTAAATATTATATGATTATAATAGTGGAATATATATTATTGTGTATATCTATTATTCGTGAATATATATAGTATAAAAAGGGTAAAAATAATATTATTGTATATAAAATGCTTAAAAACCAAAGGTTTACTATAGAGCTAGAAAGGAGGATAATAAAAAATGGAAAATAAATGGCTTATGGCTCTTGGTGGAATAGTTGTATTAATTGTAGGATTATTTGCTGGAGCTTTGATGTTTAATAATGATATTGATATGAATAATGAGAAAGTTCAAACATATATCAATGGTCAAATTGAACAAGGCTTAGTGGAAGGATTAAGGCTTTCTGATGCAGAGATACTTAGATTAAATGAATTAATTGCTGAACAAGAATTAGCAATTAATGAAACTTTAGAAGCTGAAGAAGAAATAGCTATTACAGGATATGTATTTGAAGATA